GCTCTCTTCTCTACACTTATCAACCCACCCCCGTAAGTTGACAGACATGTTTATGCAACAAGGCACCACTCTTGACAAGCTCACCAATCAACCGCCTGGGTCGAGTTGCCACCCAAACGGGTGGATCCTTTCGGATGCGAGACGAATATGTCTCATAATAGTGTCTCCAGTCATTAGGTAAATCCTGGAATTGGAAGGGTAACACACTGAGAGTAGTCATACCCTCAATTAGCCTTTCAATGCGTAGCTGCTCAACAATCGTGACACCATACAACCGCTCGACTAAAGCTCGAGTATTGTAACCTGGTTCACGTACCTTAGACCCAAATCTTCTGGCCTCAAGGAATTTCGTGCGATCATATTCTTCCATATTATCAACAATCGACTGCCGAATTGTCACCCCTTCGGTGAGTTCAACAATCTTTTTGCCCAATCTTCCTAAAATCGGACACGCACCGTACTGATAAATGAAACTAAAGCCTTTTGCACGAAGAAGTTCTAGAAGAACTCGACGTTTGCTATTCACATAAATCTTGGAAGTCCACCCAAATCGGCAGATTGCTTCCCGGACATCAGTGACAACAGTTTTGTCCTCAATATCATATACCTGACCACAAAAGGATGCAGTGTTCAGGTTCTTAGTTGTTCCAATCTTTATAGTAAACCCGAGATCTTTAAAATCCTGGGCAGTTGGAGCTGGACCATCGTTTCTGCAAAGGCCATCATCTCCTTCGAAAAAGCCACTTATCTTATTAAGTGGACAGCCTTTCTCAAAGGAGGTGAACAACCAAAGCATCAGGTTCGCGAATCCATTCGCCAAAGACGTATCCATTTCACCGGAACATCTAAAAGCGCCAAGTCGACAGCTAAAGTGTTTAAAAACCACTTTCTGAGTGCCTTCTTTGGTCAACTTCATATTAGCTACTTGTTCCTTAATGTCTGGTGAGGCATTTTTGAACATGTAGTTATAAAGTTGGGACTCACATGCATCTTGTATGATGGATATGAAATGAGCTTCGAAGCTAGTGTAGTCTGTGAAATGATATTTAGCACCTTCCCGATAAAGGGCATTATAGATGGCCTCGGGCCGATCCGTAACCGGGATGTTCTTAATAAACCACTTCAATTTGAAAACTTTTGCACTTACACTAGCGACTAAAGGACCGAACAGACATTTTGCATAATCTGAACGGCTGTATATTC